AGAATCCCCGAAGCAACCCGCGACACGATTTCCGCTATCGGTAACGCTTTCGCGGAATACACACCCCTATATAACGAATTTTGCGACGCGCTTCTTCACAAAATCGGCAAGACGATGATTGAGACGAAGCTCTTCAAGAATAAGCTCGCACCCTTCAAGGCGGGTGAAATTCTCACGAAGCAGGACGTCGAGGAAATTTTCGTCAATATGCATTGGGGTGCAACTCCCTACGACCCCGAGGGACAGCTCGCGCTCACACGTTTCGATGCATCCGAAACGACGGTTGCCTACCATCGCGAGAACCGCAAGGACTGTTATCCGATTTCCCTCGGTGACATCGACTTTGTCGCGGTGTTCCGTTCCGAAGCTACCCTTGACAGCTTCATTCTCGCACAGCTTAACAGCATTTACAGCCGCGCGGCTCACGACGAGTGGTTGCTGATGAAGAACCTTCTCGCAACGTATAACGGATACGCTGACTATCACACCGAGAAGCTTCTCACGGGCTACGAGAACGAGACCGATTCGAAGGTTAATGCGAAACTCTTTATCAAGAATATTCGCAAGGCTAAAGAGGATATGACGTTTGCGTCCGATAGGTATAACATGGCGCACGTCATGACATGGACAGACCCCGACGACCTCGTGTTGTTCATTCACAAGGACGTGCTCGCCGAGGTTGACGTTGACCTTCTCGCGTCCGCGTTCAACGTAAGCAAGACCGACATTCCGACCCGTATCATTACAATGGACGACTTCGGTTCACTCAATGATACTTACGCCATTCTCGCGGATAAGAATTTCTTCCGCGTATGGGACACCCTGTCCCGTATGGAGACCCAGCGCAACGCGCACGGTTTGTTCACCAACTATTTCTACCACGTCCATCAAATCCTTTCGCTTTCTCCCTTCAAGAACGCGATTCGATTCACCACGCAGGCGGCTGAATAAGAGGTGAACCCATGAGCACACCACAAACGACCATTTATATTTGCTCGGGTGTGCGTCTCAATAGCAAGTACGAGCATTCCATATACTTTGCGAATGCTTCGGAACAACGAAGCTATTTCGCGGGCAAGGTTGTCAAAACCTTGTCCGCGTACTCGTATGTGCGGCGTTCGTGGAAGCTCAAAGTAGCGGCGACCATGTCCGACGCGCTGAAATGGAATTACTTGTACTTCCGAAACGCTACGAGCGACCCGTCGTTTTTCTACTTCTTCATTAACAATGTCGAGTACATCAACGACGAAACGGTCGAGCTTGACCTCGAGCTCGATGTGATTCAAACGTACCTCTTTCGGTTCGAGCTTCTCCCGTGCTTCATCGAGCGACAGCACGTCCCCGACGATTACGTCGGAAATTATACCGTTGACGAAGGGCTCGAGCTCGGGGAATACGTCGTCGAGGAATGTATCGAACCCGCTGACCTCGACGATATGTCCCTCGTTGCTTTGTCAACGTTCAACTTACTTCTCGACCCCGTGGACATGAACAACGTGAGCGACACGAGCGTCTACCGACCCATGTTCACCATTAACCAAGGCGTCGGTAACGGTTGCGGCGTTTACGCGGCAAAAGCCTATATTCGTAACAAGGCGGGCGAGATTGACGTCAATTCAAATTTCCATGAGGTGGCGAACATCCTTCGCGAGCTCGAGGACTACGGACAGCTCGACAGCATTATCACGATGTGGATGTACCCGACGAAGCTCATTAAAACACCGGGCGACAATACCGTCCCATTTGAGTACGTGCAGGGTACAGGAACGTACGACGTTACCATCCAACGCGGCGCGAACCTCGACGGGTATGTCCCGCGAAACAATAAGCTTTTCACCTACCCGTATAAGCTTCTTTACCTCACCAATAATAACGGGACAAGCGCGGCGTATCGGTACGAGCGAAGCGACACCATTTCGAAAATCGACTTTCGTATGAAGGGCGTTTGCTCTCCCGACGGAGGTGTCAAAGCCTATCCGAAGAATTACAACGGGATTCCCGAGAATTACGACGAGGGCGTCGCGTTAACCAATTTCCCGATATGCGCGTGGGATTCCGACCCGTACAAGCTTTGGCTCGCACAGAACCAAAACCAAAATAATATGGGTATGGCTATGGCGGGCGTCAAGATTCTCGCAGGCCTCGGAACGGCGGCGGGCTCGGTCATGACAGCGAACCCGATCGGGGCTGTTGGCGGTATCGGTACGGCGGTATCGGGCTTCGCAGATATAGCAGGCTCACTCGCTCAACGTGCTGACATGGATTTGCAACCCCCGCAGGCAAAAGGCAATTTCTCGCCCACGGTCAACTTTGCCAACGTTAAGCACACGTTCAGCTTTTACAAGAAGTGTATTTCGCGGGAACGTGCGAAAATCATTGACGACTTTTTCACCATGTACGGCTACCGTCTCAACACCGTTCAGCGTCCGAACCTTTGCGCTCGTGAAAGCTTCACGTTTATTAAAACGAAAGGCTGTCACGCTGTTGGTAGCTTGTGCAATTCGGATATTTTAGCCATTGAGAATATCTTTAACAACGGTATCACCTTTTGGAACAATGGCGACAAAATCGGTGACTACTCGCAAAGCAACGCGGGCAACGAAACCGAGCAAGGATAAGGAGGTGCAACCATGGCACGCAAACGCGCAAACCTCGCCGACCTTTTGAACAATCTCACGTTCCGAACGCTTTACGATAAGTACAAGCTAATCGCCATGAACGCGTTCGAATGGTCGGGACTTCCCGACGGAATACAGGAACGCCACATCGAGCGCGAGCTGTTTTCGAAGGGTAAAGCAATCTTTTTCCGTGACCCTCTCATGAGCTATATGTGCCTCGAGTGCGGGACGACGGGCAACGTCAATATTTACGGTGACCCGACGCATTATATCGCCCACGGCTTCAATTACAATAGAACGTATAAAGCCGATGAATGCGTCATCATCGAAAATAATAAGCTTCGTCTCCCCACCGACCCGTTTATCATGTTCTATGTGAATAAGCTCACAGAAGCCGAACGCACCATGGACGTGAACGTCAAAGCGAATAAGACGCCCGTCGTCTTTACGTGCGACGACAAGGACGCGCTCACGTTCAAGGCTCTTTTCAATCAGGTGGACGGGAATGTCCCCGCCATCTATGCCGACAAGAACCTCAACATTGACAGCGTCAAAGCGTTTCAAACGGGTGTGAAATTCCTCGGTAACGAGCTCATGGACTACAAGCGTAGCGTGGAGAGTGAGCTCTTGACCTTCCTCGGCGTCAACAATTCGCCCATTGACAAAAAGGAGCGTCTCATCACCGACGAAGCAAACAGCAACAACCAACTCATTGAAAGCTTTTGCGATTTGCAACTCGAAGCGCGGCAACGGGCTTGCGAAGCAATCAACGAGCTTTACGGTCTCAATGTCTCTGTAAAGAAACGCGCCGAACCCGTCGAAATGGAGGTGGAAACCGATGATGTATGACGCTCCCCGAACCAATACCAAAATCACGGTTGAGCTCCGCGAGCTCATCGAAAGCGGTGTGAAGCTTTGGGACTTCGATTACCCTTCGTATTACGAGGGTGACGAAAAGCTCGCATTCGAGCAGAAGGTTATCGACCACTACTATTTCCGACAGATAGGACAGGAGACCACGGGTCGCTTCCTTCACAGCTTCCGAACCCGTATTCGGGAAATCATGCCGTATTACGTACAGCTATATGAATCTTGCCGCTTCCTTGATTTCAAGGACGACAACATTATGAAAAGCTACGACTTGACCGAAACCTTTACGGAGGACAGAACCGACAGCGGTTCGTCGTCAAGCTCGGCAAACTCGACGAGCACGGGAACGGGGACAAACAGCAACGAAAGACGGTTCTCGAATACCCCGCAAGGGTCAATAACGAACCTTGACAAGTATCTCACCGAGGCAACCGTTGACGACGCCACTCATAGCACGAGCGACACGGGAAACTCGTCTGCTTCGGGTGAAACGTCGAGCGAGGGTCGCGTCGAGCATACGCTTCGCCGCGTCGGTAATATCGGCGTCCAACCTCTCGGGGATGAGCTCGCAAAGAACCGCGCCGCCATTCTCAACGTAGACAAAATGATAATCGAGGAATTGAGCGACCTTTTCCTCGGTCTGTATTAAGGAGGGAAAACCATGATTGACAAACTCAATCGCCATTATTCCATGACGAACCCCGCGTCGGTCTATGACGAAGAAGCCTTGACCGCGCTCGAGCTCGCCGCCCGCACAACGGGCAAAGTTAACGAAATGGTGGACAGGGTGAACGAGCTTCCACAGGATGTGGAAAAGGCTGTTGATAAAGTGCTTTACGAAGGAACGTTCGACAAGCTCATCGACGGGAAGCTCGATAACCTCGGGTCGCGTTTCGAAAATCTGTCGGGCAAGCTCACCGAGGGCTCGACCACCTTTGACGCCGAAATCGTGGACGCCCGCGTGGATAGCTCGGGACACGTTTACAACAACCTCGGTTCGGCGGTGCGCGGTGTGGAAGCACAGACAAGGCGCGAAAT